GAAGAAAACGCTGACGAAGCGAACGAGGAAAGGTTTCTAGATGGCCCAGAAGCCAACGACATTTGACACTGAAACTCCAACGCCTTGCACTTATCCTGGTTGCGACAGGATTCTAAAAGGCAACGCTGGACTTGGCGGTCACCTTGCTTGGCATAATCGCCAAGACAGACCAGACGACGAACCTATCCTTCGCCACAACAGGAAGACCGGCAATCAAGAAGTTGTCGGTTACAAACCAAAGAAAAAAGGTAGGCCCAGAAAACAAACGGCTGAGTTAATCACCCCTGTAGAAACCATGAGTGCTGTGACAATCTGTTTCACGGTGCTCTCAGCAATGTTCCCAACTGGTAGCTTGCCAGTTTCAAAACTTCCCATCGTTCAAAGATGGGCACAAGAAACGGAGAGATTCGTGGAGGAAATGTATGGCGACCACTGAGGAAATGCGTACCTGCCGTGCGATTGGTCACGCGTGGTACCCAATTGATGCGAGCCGCAAGCCTAAGTTGGGCGGCTATCTAGAATCCGTACGCTGTGATCGTTGCACAACGGTTCGCAACCGAATCCTATCTCGTACCGGCTTGATCATTAGCCGGGATTACGACTATCCGTTCGGTTACAGCGATGCGGAAACAATCTCTGGGACGCGAGCAGATCATCGCGCTTGGCTTTTGAAGGAGTTGCTTCTTCAAGCCAAAGAACAAACCGAGCCAGCCCCTGTAGTAAAACTACGACGAAAGGGGGTGAGCTAAATGAACGTCATCGACTTAGAGGTTGAAACCTTCGCGGCCGAAATTGATCTGGCTGAAAAAGCTGCCGAAGGTGAAACCGATCCTGAGCTTGTTGCCAAGTGGTACAGATTAACACTCTGTGGTTACACTGGTCATCAGCTTTTGGAAGCGATGCATCGACACGTAACCGGACTGCAAGCCGGTATCGAGTACCACCTGCAATTGCTGGGATTTGTTGCAGATGAAATCGAACGGCGAAGATTCATCGCTGAACAACAGGAGGTAAATTGAGTCAACCGTACGGATTCAATTCCCCAGCAATTCCATGCGCTGGTGCTGCCGGTACCAGAACTGCGCCGATCGGAACAAACCCTGCCAATACAATAACAGGTTTGTCTCCGTTTACTGCGCTCGTAGCTACAGCCCAGCAAACGGTTGCTGGTGTCGGCGGCACTTCAGTTCAGTTGTATTTGCAAGGAAGTATGGATGAGGCTAACTGGTTTGACATTGCTTCATTCGATACTTTCGTTCCTGCCGATGGAGTTGGGCCGGTAACTGCAATATCTCTGTCGGGAGCAGCGAGCGCTACACAAGCCACAGCTAAAGGTTCAGTCGACTCTGTTGGAGCGAGAACAATCATTAGCTCCATCATTCCAAACGCAATGAGAGTTCGAGAGAAAGTAGTGGGAACGTATACGACACCATCACAATACATCGTGAGCCTATTGTTCAAGTGAGACAGAACACTCAACAAGTTAAAGACTGGCGGTCAACAGGCCGCAAGCGAGGACGGCGCATTCTCTACGAGACACGTCGTCCTTTTGCGTGCGTAGGTTGGACAAACGAATACGGCGTTGAAATGCCGTGCGGCAAAACCACAATTGATCCCCCGCCTGATGCTCCAAGTTGGTTTGAAGAAATCTGGCCTGAGGAAGATAGAGTTCTCTCACAACTTCAAGTTGATCATGAGAACAAGGATTACACGGATAATGATCCGGCTAACTTGGATTGGCGCTGCGCTTCGTGTCATCGAAACGCAGACAACCTAACCGAGAAAGGTGTTTCGCGTGTTCAAGATTCTTCTGGTTATTTCTAGCCTGATCTTTATTGCATTCCCGATCCCCAAAGATGTTGACGGTTCTCCCTGGCTTAGACTTTCCGCTTCGGCGACTGCGACAAAAGTTGGAACTGAATGCGTTGCAGATGCTGATACTTGTAATCCACCGATTACTGCTCCGCGAAAGGCTTGGCCTTATTGCGAACAATGGCACGACCTAGCAATTCTAGTTGGTTGGCCTGAATCGCAGACGGAAGGATTTACGCTTCCGTATGTAATGCATCGTGAATCAAATTGCGATCCGAACGCTTACAATCGTTCTGGTGCAACTGGATTAATGCAACTTCTCGGATGGAGTTGTCCTCCGAATGGTTGTTTCGATCCGTATTCGAATCTTTTGCGAGCCAGACTACTTTGGGAAACGTCTGGTTGGCATCCGTGGTGTCTACGGGGTGACAGAGTTACTGGCGGCTGCTAGAAAGAAATTCCTTGACAAGCTAGTAGCTGCTGGTCTACCATGTCCTTGTCGGACACATCTATCAACAAGGAGCTAACAAGGTGTCAGATCAATCAATCACCCTGAGCATCGCCAACCTCACCAACCTCGGAGATGAGATCGGTGAGATCGACGTGGTGCTCGACTCGCTTTCCGGCGCTCAGTCGGCTGGTAAGCGTGCGGTTGTCAACCGACTCGTGAAGGCCGTCCAGGAAAGCGTGGACGAGATTCTCGCCAAGCTTGACGTTCAGGTCTTCAATCCTGAAAGCAATCCTCTTTCCGACGATATCTTCGTCGGAACTTTCGCTGGCGTTCTTCGCGGTCTGGAATCGAAGTATTCCGATCGACAGGAAAAGATCCTGGAATCGAAGGCCGAGGAAATCAAGGCCGAGACTCCCGATCTTTCCGAAGATCAGGTGAAGGAGATGTTGGAGAAGCGCAAGGATTTGGTCATGCGTTTCCGTGCCACGAAGGAAATCTTCAAGACGTTCGGAATGCCGGGCGTTGACGAAGTTCCCGATCCGAAGAAGCGAACGGGAACGCGTGGAAAGCGTGGACCGCGAGCCATTTCCGCTTTCACTTGGTCGGTTGATGGCGTTCGTCAATCGCCCGAGAAGGATTCGCTTGCAGGCGTTGCAGCGGACAACGGTTACGAGAACGCAAAAGCTCTTCGCGATGCGATGCGAGCGGCCGAAATCGATTTGAAGGAGCCGGAGGATCGCATCGAATTCCGTCTCGCCAACGAGAAGCTTCTCGTCGGAATCAAGCACGCCGACGATTCCGAAGACGACGATGACGAAGACGAGGACGAAACCGAAGAGACGGAAGAGACTCCCGTCGCTTCGTGAAGTGTGAGGGAGTTGGAAAAGCAACCACCCGCTCGTCCAACTCCCTCACTCAATTCCGCCTCTTAGTTTGGATTGGATAGGGATACCCGATTCTTAACTGGGAAACGGCGAGGTAAACAATAAGACCCGGCACGCGCCTCGATAAACCGAGCGTGCCGGGCATTTTCTATTATGCCGACACTTCTTTTCGTAGGTGGATTTAAACACGGTGTCCTTGAACAAACTGCGATACCCGTGACTCAAAAGTTCGTCTATGAATTTCCAAAGTCTCCAAACAATGTCACTGGGCCAGAAGTTTTCTACCAAGTAGTGTATCTACCAATCGGTACTTGGTACAGTCATTACGGTGCTATTGAAGTCTATGCTGAAAGTACGACACATTTCGTGTCGAAGGAAGTTAGCAACGCGATGCTTTACTTCATTCACGAAGATCCGCAGGCTGTTTACGTTCTCGACGTGAATCATGCAAAGGATTCAAGTATTTGTCTGCTTGATGCAAACGCTAAGATGTTTGCAGGCTATGGTTTAACTGATTCAGGAATACTAGTTCCTCAAGGTGTACTTCCGCCTGCTGATTACATGGGTAAAGTAGCTCATCCACTCTCAGTAGCTACGTTGAACGAAACCCTGAAAAAGACTTACTCTGATATTATCAAGCAGCAAATGGTTGATAAGTTCGAAATTCTCAAATACATGGAGTACAATTCTCCAGCTTTGCAGTCATACGAATATACGCAAGCTGGAAAATGGACCGTTGTAGACAACGACAGGCGAGCTTGGCTCAATGCAGGTCTTCGTGATTACAACCGCGTCAATCTTTGTTTCTGGTGCGCCGAAGAACTTGTCGGTCCTGGTGCTGGAATGCAGAATGATTTCATTGTACCGAAAGGCAGAGGAAGCCGAGTTCGCAAACTAGTTTGTGGAAACTGCGGCAGAGGTAAATTCAACCGTAAAGGTGAACGCGTAGGCGATTGGCTTCACGCGACTGCGATGACAGGAGATGATTAAATGGCTCGATGGAGCGTTGGAGAACTTCTCGAAGAACTCCAAGATATGGACCCAGAAAGCAACATCTATATCTACGATGCCGTGAAAAAGCAGGACTACGGTTTCTATGTTGATGCAGAAACCGAAGGCGATGTGAAACTGGTGGTCAGCGACTGAATGCAAATCTGGTGGGTTTGGTTACTAATCGGATTGGCGCCGTTTCTAGCATTCTGCGCCTATGACTTTTGGAGGCATGGAATCCGTGTACTTCTATTTAGACTTAGAGACCACTGGTCTGGACCCATCGACCGATTTGATTATCGAATTCGCCGCCGCCGTCTGCGACGACGAGTTAGAAATTTTAGACGAAAGGTTGTACATCTTTCCGATGAGCAGTTTCATCGAACGGAAACTCGAAGCCGCAGATTCTGTCGTAAAGGATATGCATACCGAGAATCATCTACTCGCGGAGATGACGAAACTACAGGCCCTGGGGAATAATTTCAGCTACAATTATTACAAGGGTTGCCTCGAAGCGGACGTTTTAAATTGGTTGGGCTACTTTGGAATGTTGCCTGGCACATTAGAACTGGCCGGGTCTGGCGTTCACTTCGACCGAGCAATGCTTAAGGCGCATATGCCGCTGCTCGAAAGTTTCATGCACTACCGGAACTTCGACGTGAGCACAATGAAGCGGATGGCGAAAAGATGGGCGCCTGAATATTACCGGCGCAATCCAATCTTCGAGGCAGTAAGTTCTCACCGCGCTCAATCAGATATGCGAATAGCAGTTGAACACACGCGGCTCGTTAGAAGTATCTTCTCTCTGTCCGAACAAATCTGGCCTGGACAGACGGTAGCTGATTAACCTACCCTGTAGTTATGCCCTTCCAAAGCGAGGCCCAAAGGCGGTACCTTTGGAAGAACGAACCAGCCGTGGCAGAGCGATGGGCGCATTCGTACGGAAGTGGGAGTAACCTACCGAAATACAAGAATGCCGCCAAAAGGAGATTGAATTCCAATGCCAGGGTCATTCAAAAAAGCCGCACTTCAACGTAGGATGCGACACCTGGGGAATGTAAATAAGATTCCCTCAGGTCATCCGCAAGGAAATAAACCAACGTTTGCTGGCGGTGGCCCAATGGGAAGAGCGGCTGCTTCTCAATCTGCTTCGGGCGGAGGATTTCAAGGCGGGCATCCTTATCAAGCTGGCGCACCTTCTGCTACCGGACAAAAGCCTTCACCGCCAATCGCGAAAGGCGCCAATAACGGACCAGGACCGAGCCGCGGAGTTCAGCAAGATATGCAACTGAACAAGGCTCGTTTGCGAACGACGCAGCCATTCGGATTGCCAGCAATTAAGAGACGGATGGGATTCTGATGCCGCCAGGACCACGCCCACCTATGCCGGAAGATTCTACGTATAATGCGTATGGTTCTCCGCATATGCTGGGAAAGTTTACTGGTTACCGTCCAATAGGTGGCGGAATAAGTAGACAGATGCCTTACGTTCCATTTGGGCAACCACCACCAAGTCGTGGGCAACCACTTCCATTTCCTGGTAAACCAAGTATTCGTCCAGGGCCAACGCAGGGAGCCAAGAAACCAGCAGTAACAATGGGCGCAGTTTCAAGGCGGATGAATAACAGAACAAGGATGATGTGATGGCATTTGGACAGGGTGCAATCAAACGACGGATGCAAAGCAACGCTCATCCAGGTTTCCAGAAAGCTTCGGCAGGTATTGCGAAGCGTCAAGGAATTTCCCAAGAACGTGCAGATGCAATTCTCGCAGCTAGTTCTCGCGGAGCTTCGGCTGCTGCCAAGCGTCGAAACCCAAATCTAAGGAAGGTCTAGATGCCTGGTATTCCTCCTGAAGTAATGGCTGCGCTTTCAAGAATGGGAGCTTCTCCTGGCGGTGGTGGTGCTCCGCAAATGCCAATGGGACCGCCACCACAAATGCCTATGCCAATGCCTGGCGGCGGTGGGCAAATAAATCCAATGCTTTTGGATGCAATAATGAGAAGGATGGGTGGATCAACTCCTGGCGGTGGAAATCCAATGGCTAACCCTGTTATGGATTTGCTTTCTAATCTTCGCTCTCAGGAAATGCCCGGTGGCGATCAAACTGTTCGTGGCGCTCCTGGTGATCATCTTGGTCTTACTGAACTTCTTCTAGGTTCACTTCTAGATCAAAACGCTACGGCTGCAAGACGTGGGCAGATCGGTGGATATACAAGAGGATTGATCTAGAGCGTTTTAAAGAAAACGCTTGACAGGTTGGTAGCTAGAGGCGCACACTGGCCTCTCCAGGCGGTCTATGTTTAAGGAGGAAGATTTGTCGTCCAACGATTTCGTTCTAACGGGAGTTGACTTCTCCCCGGCGGCTTCGGGTTATCCAAATTTGTACCAGGCTGTAATGCGGTTATCCGCAAAGGCAAAGCAAGCAATGTATGCCGCAGCCTCTGCCCGTACAATCAAACAAGGTACATGGAACGGCTGTGCCTTCAACCAAGCTGGTTGGGAAATTGGTTTGAAGGATCATGCGGTTTCGTCTTACGGTGCAGCCGCAGAAGCTTTCGGTTGCTCGTTGAAAGTCGTTCGTGCTTTCATCGAAGCGTGGGATGGACTTCCCGAGCGTGGAGACAATGCAACCCGCATTCTTCGTGAAACGCTCGAAGAGGTTGGTTTGTTCCATGAACCGACTCGTGCAATCCGAATCGTTCGCACGGTTGAGTGGAAGTCCGAGCAGACCAAACTCGTCGAAGCGTTTCGTGCCGAGATGGAAAACCCCGAGTTCGATATCGACGGTTTGTCGGAGGCTTGCGAACTTCTCGGCGTGTGATCCCAGTCCAACTACTAGGAATGGAAAGGGGCACACAAAACATAGGAGCGTGTATTACAGCTCCGCCTAATCCGCTTTCGCGGTTGGGGAAGGACATTCTCACCCTCCCAAGGTGCGTCCTTCCCCATCCGCTTCAAGAAAGGAATCATCATGGCTGACCTGAAAGTGAGCCATTCGCAACTCCAAGTTTGGAGTTCCTGTGAACAGAAATGGTATTACAGTTACCTGCTCGGTTTGCAGCCGAAAGTTAAAGCTCATTACTTCTCAACCGGAGACTTCTGCCACAAGGGATTAGAAGTCGTCTACAACCATCGTCGTAATGGTGCATCGTGGGATGATGCAATACGTGCGTTGATTCGGGACTGGAAAGAGAAAGCTCCCGAAATGATGGCGGAGAACGTTCAGAGCTTCAACAAAGCAACACGAATTCTTAAGCGGTACGTCACCTCATACGCACCGAAAGCTGACGTAGGATTACGAATCCTAGCAGTAGAACTTCATTTCGAGGTAGAGTTCCCGACTCCGGCCGGAAACAAGGTCGTGGTTCAAGGATACATCGACCTTCTCGTAGAACTAAACGGCGTTTTGTTTGCTTGGGATCACAAGACGACTGGATCAAGTACCTTCTGGACTCAAGAAGAAGCGATGCTTGATCCGCAGTTCGGTATCTACACTCTCGCTCTCAGATCACTCGGCTATCCCGTAAAGGGATTCATCGTGAATCAACTGAACGTCTACGACTATACGAAGTTCGACGAGCAGACGAACGACAAACTGTTTCGGCGCCTCGAAACGTATAGAACAGACGAGCATCTTCGTGCGATTCAATTGAACGTGGGCATGATGGCGGATGAACTTATCGCAAAGCGCGAAGGGGAGAGGAAGTTCATCCGCCATCTTTCTAAGACAACGTGCAAGGGTTGTATCTTCCGTCAACCGTGCTTGTACGAGATGAAGGGAATCAATGTGGACAACTTGATCGCTAACGACTTCGTTAAGCGTTCCAGCGACCGCGGCGACGAAATTCCCGAGGAGAAAATTGAGGACATGAGTCTGTATGCTCTTAAGTTCTAGAAATGACTTAAAACGCGTCACTATCGAATACACGGACGGAACCACCGATGTATTCGACATTGGAACTTCCTCAGGGTTCATTCGGGAGGGTTACACCTACCGGCAAGATATTGAGGGTTCCGATAAAGTGACTGCAATATTGAATACCTTTGAAATCTACTGGGCTGAGAAAAGGAATGGAAGTGCCTTCGATTTTAGACCAAGCCAAACCAGTCGGGGAGTTCCCTGATTGGATTCACCTAGCTCTCTTTGGTCCACCCGGCTCCGGTAAAACTGTATTTGCCGGTTCTGGTTATACCGAAGGACAGGTGATCCATTTTGACATTGATGGAACGGGAGCGAAGAGTTACAAGAATCACCCTGAGATGCTCCCGCATATCCATCGTGTCAGAATCCGCAGATGTGAAGAATTGCTCGTGGCGGGAAATGAATTGCGTCAGGGAAACCACAGCTTCAAAGTTGCGGTCCTCGACACAATCTCGACGATGCAAACTCTTCACCTTCAACGGATCATGCGTGAACAGTACGCAAAGAATCCAGAAAAGCGGGAGCGTTACAAGACGTGGCAAGACGATTTCTACGAAGCCGGAAACAGGATCACAGAAATCATGGAAGTGTTCTGCGACCTGGAAATGCACGTCGTCTTCATCTTCCATCAGCGAGAGAACAAAGACGAACAAACCGGCGTCACGTATCTAAGTCCGCAGGTGATGCCAAGTCTCGGCGGAACAATCGCAACACTCGTAGATATTACAGGGTACTTCACCTGTAATACAAAAGCCAATGGGGAGGAAACAAGGAAACTCCGAGTAAAGCCCACCAGCCAAATCCAAACCAAGACTCGTAATTGGTTTGATTCCCCAATCCTTCTGAACCCAACGTTCAAGGATTTGCTACCGCAAGAAAGGACCAGCAATGCCAGTTGACGACGAGGGCAATATTGTCCTCGACTTCGATTCCGTTATGCTTCCCGAGGGAGAGTATAACGTCCGCATCACAAACGTGAAGCGGAACATCAAGAAGAATGCAACGAAGGACGACTTCCCGTACATCGAGTTCCATTACTACGTGGAGTCCAGAGTTGACGGCGAAGAAATCGCGCCGGAACTGATCGGAACAGATGTGATGGATATTTGTTCTGAGAACCCAACTGCCCGTTGGAAGCTGAAGGCAGTTCTCGAAGCTTTCACCTGTCATGAGTGGGGCGAGAAAGGAATGGCAATCGTCCCGTCAGAACTCATCGGTTTGGAAGCGATTGCAATGCTCGTCCACGACTCCTACAATGGCGTTCAGAGGGCCAAGCCAGCGAAGGTCTGGAACCCGAATTACGTACCGCCGGAGAAACCAGTGGACGAACCATCAGCTGACGTTTGGGACGAATTCAACCAACAGCAGTAAACCGTCCCAATCAAAGTTCGCCGCCTCCTGTAGTTGCTTCGGGAAACTATGGGAGGCGGCAGCTTCTATTGGGAAGGAGGGAAGTGGGACGTGAGCTAGACATTTATCTAGAAACCCTCTACGGCGAACAGGCGGGCTACATATATGTTGCTTCAAAGCAAACTGGCGGTGGATTCGTACAGAACTTCTTTCAGTATCCAACTGAACGTAGCCAGATTTCCTCTACGATTCTTGATAGCGTATTACTCGGGGAAGTCTATATCTGTCCATCTGTATTTGCGGCACCAAAGGGAACTAAGGATCAGTGTCTCGGAAGTTCCGTTGCTTGGGTTGATTTTGACGGTAATTATCCGACAGCCTGGCCAAACACTGTACCAGTCCCAAGTATGGTCATACAGACTAGTAGCGAAAGAAATGTCCATGCATACTGGAAACTGGACAGTTTTCTTTCCGCGTCCGAAGTTGAAGAGATTAACCGACGTCTTAGCTATTTCTTTGGAGCAGATATTTCGGGATGGGACGCCAATCAACTCTTACGCCCACCTGAGACAAGAAATCATAAACGAGGCAAAGAGGTAATACTAACTACAGGGGGCGGGGCAAAACTAAGGGTAGCTGATTTCATAGGATTACCAAGTCCGCCGAAGCTACCTAAAGACATTGAAGCGTTTGAAATACCACCGATCGAAGAAGCTCATGCACACATAAACTGGCCGGGTAATTTAAGGGCGCTGTTTGAGAACGGACTTCCAGACGGGCGACGCCATCAGGGAATGTTTGCATTAGCCGCAGGACTGGCCGAATTGAACGTTGCCCCCCAGTTCATTCTGTCAGTCCTGCTACATTCAGACAACAACGCGTTCCATAAATTCCAAGGACGACCGGATCAAAAGATTCGGTTGATGGAATTGGTAACGCGGGCAGTTTCAAAAGTCAAGGCAAAACAAAAGAGCGGGGAGGAAAAACCCGAATGGGGCGTCAGTTTAGAGAGACTGTTATCTACAGAATCGAAGATGGAATGGTTGTTGCCACCATTTCTTCACAAGACTACTTGCGCTATTTTGTCCGGTCCGCCGGGCGTTGGCAAGAGCTTGATGAGTCTCTATTTAGCGCAATGCTTGATACTACAGACAACCTTCCTGGAATTTACTCCGGCGAAATCATTGAAGGTTGGCTATGTGAGCTTGGAGATGGACGCTTCCGAGTTGAACGAAGTGGTACAACTCCAACTATCGCAGTATTCAAGTGCCCAGATGGAATTGCTCCGAGAGAATTTCTTCTTTCATTGCCCTGGGACTCCTGAGTTCTTCAATGATAAAGAGACAGAACGACTTCTTTTTAACTTTGTCGAGAAGTACAATCTCGATGGAGTATTCATTGACTCATTGTCTTCGGTTACGCCTGGCGATCTATCATCAGAGAAAGAGACGAAGGCTATCTTCGAGTTGGATGCTCGTCTGCGATCCAGATTCGGATGCTTCACCTGGTACATTCATCACAACAGAAAGGCACAGGCAGATAACAAGCGGCCAAACAAGCTTGCCGATATATATGGCAGCGTCCACATCCAAAGTAAGCCTTCTACCGTCATCACACTTTGGCCGCTTGATCCGAAGGGTAATAGGATTGCTTTCAAGCCTCTTAAACTTCGGTCAGCAAAACTCCCAGATGATATCATCGTCTCCAGAGACGACAACCTTCGTTATGTCATCAACAACAATCCAGGAAACAGTCCGCAACCTAGCACGGTTACAGCTAGCGAAGGAGAAGATAAGGTGGTGAACAATGCTGTCGGAAGTAACGATACGGACTCACCTAGTGACGGAGACGGAAGCACCGGAACTGTTATCCTTGATTTCAAAAGCGACTGATTATGTCGTCGTCGATACAGAAACAACTATCACTGACTCGTTGGGTGATCGGGAGTTGCTTGGCTGTTCAGTTAGTTTGCCTGATGGTCGTATTGCTTACTTCCCGTTCGCTCATCAATCGGGCCTCGATTTCGGTGATCGCAATCTTGACGCTTCTTATCTTCCTAAGTTGTGGGATGCTTTGGCAGACAAGAAGCTTGTCTTCCATAACGCAAAGTTCGATCTTCAAGTTATGGAAAAGTTCGGATTCAAACGGAGAGGACCGTTTTCATGTACTATGATTATGAGTCACATCGTTGACCCATATCCACCACACGGTCTGAAAGAGCTAGCAGAGGATCGTCTTGGAATAGAAGATTCGGCCGAGATGAAAATTCTGCTCAAGAAAGTACAGAAGGCGGGACTGGCTTGGCACCATATCCCACCTTCCATAATGGCTCCGTACGCTGCAAACGATGCGTACCTAACTAGACTGCTCTACGAGTTTCTCATGCAGGACTTTTGGGAATACACTACTCCCGAATATTTTGAGCGGGAGATGCAATTCCTGTCTGTCCTGAAAGCAATAGAAGCTCGTGGTCTAGTTCTGGATCGGGAAGAGACAGCATCGAAATTAAATGCAACAGTCGAACGTATGCTAGAAGTTCGTCGGGAATTAGGCTTTGATCCGGCGAAGCGAATCGCGTTGGCTCGTAAGTTGTATTCAACTCCACCTGTCGGCCTAGGTCTGCCCATGTACGCGACGGGAAAGCCATCGAAGTCTTTTCCACAAGGCTTTCCTACCATGAATGACGCCATCTTGTCAAGATACGCCCACCCGATAGTTGGCCTGGTCAGGGAGTATCGACTGTTACAAAAGGTTGAAAGTACGTACCTCCGGCCGTGGTGGGAGAAGTCGAGAGCCGACGGGATGCTCCATCCGACCTTCAAGCCGTGGGGTACTATCACAGGGAGGCTTTCGTGTGAAAACCCAAACATGCAGCAAATTCCGAGGGACTCGTATCTCAAAACATTGTTCTTGTCTCCTGACGGATATTCGCTTACCGAATTTGACTTCGATCAGATTGAGTTTCGATTGGCAGTTGCCTACTCTAAAGATAAAAACCTTATTGATAGATTACTCGGCGGAGAAGATGTCCATTCCGTGGTGGCGGAACAATTGGGAATTAGCCGTCAAGATGCCAAGACAGTTAACTATCTCATGCTCTACGGCGGCGGCATCGGAAGATTGGCAGGTCAACTCCGTACAACTTTCGCTGCTGCCAAAACTTTCTGGGAAGGTTATCAGAACAAATATTCCGGTCTCACAAGAGCAGCGGCGTCTGCTACAATGGCTGCCCAGCAACGAGGACAGATTAAATACTGGACCGGGAGAATCAAACCCTTTAAGTCCCCTAAGGAACACCATAAGGCGTTTAACGCTGCAATACAGGGAGGCTCTTTCGAAATAATGAAACGAGCAATGATTGAACTTGGCGAAGCCGGAGTACCAATGGTGAACCAAGTCCATGACTCTGTATGGGTTCTAACTCAAACAGATTCAGAACGTAGAGAGATAAAAGAAATGATGAGTCATTGGCAAACAAAGGCGTTCGGAGTACCATTTCCCGTTAGTGCGAAACAACTAGGAAAGGCAGCATGAGCCTAAGCGCACAAGTAATCAGAGACGAAGAGTGGGGCGTCAAAGTATTTGATGACGGCAAACCACTATTAGCTATCAGCGCAGATTCAGCTATCAAACTGGGAATTCATCTCATCATTCTCGGTCAAGACGCTTTGCATGGTCAAGCGCTAGAAATGGTCTGCCTAGACAAAAAACTACCACAAGATACCTTTACCGATCTTTGGAACCGTGTCGATCAATACGTCACGATTCTAAACATGCCGCAGAAAGATGTAGATGGAAACGATTCTAGCGATTGATCCGGGATTCCACCTTGGTTGGGTTCAAGTAATTTTCGATCCCGAAACTAAACGCGTTCAACTACAGGGCGCGGGGACAACTATTGGTACGGATAACATCTTGCCGTTCATTCAGGACAGCAAAGCTGATATCTACGTTGTCGAAGATTACAAGATTCGACCGCCAATGAAGAACCCCGCAAATAATCGCCGGTATACGCATCAATGGGACTCAGGCGATACTATGCGATACATCGGGATGATTCAAGCACGCGCTCACGCTCTCGGCGCAGAATTCGTATTGCAGCAGCCAGCTTGTAAGCCTGCTGGCTATGGCTATATGGGTAAGCCGTACGTGAAGGGGCGGAAGGATGGGATTGTTCATCAGGACGATGCAACGGCGCATCTGGTTTTTTACTTGGTGAAAAATCGTAAGTGCGCTCCTGATGTTTTGAAGCGACGACCGGCGTAAGGGCTTTCAACAAGGTGTAAGCGAAACTTCGTTCCCCCTCTGTAGTTCCGCCCCATATTCCTTTCTGATCAGTTTCATAAGCCCATTCTAAACAGGGCCTGCGGCAAGGACACGTATCGCAGAAGGATTTTGCTTTACGTACTAGCCGCAGGTCTTTTGTGTCTATGAAGAAGACATTTGGATCAACGCCAATACAGGCAGCGATTCCAACAGACCACGAGTGTCTCATTGCTTACCCTTTGAAGCTAGAGCAAGTGCGTAGATCATTGCGTCTGCTTGAGTTGAAAAGTCCTTGACGGCCTGTTTGTAATGTGTGTTGTAAACTCGATAGCCGTATTTCGTCTTGTTTACTTCAAGATTAGCGGCTTTTAGAGTCTTGTTGAATTGAGCAATTTCGTGTGAGAGCGGAGCTTGTTCATTATGCAGAGCACTCAATTGTGAATTCTCTGTGTCCTTCATAATTCCGATATTGGTTAGTCGGTTGATACCACGAATCGTATCAGCTTCACTTTGGCCAATCTTCGATGCCGCCATAGCATCTTTGATGATGCCGAATAAATCTTGACTGAATCCACCGATAGACGTGTCTAGCGGAGCACCTGTGAACAGATTCTTCATCTGTGCTAATTCGAACGGCAATTGAATGGCCGGGTGAAGGCTAGTAGCGAATTTCTCAGCCAATCCACCCTTGCCTGTTATATTGCCAGAGCCAAGCCAAGATGCTGGAAGCTGAGAACCAGGCCACGGAATAGACCAGATGTTTGGTTCCGGGCCATTTGAAACTCTGGCGTAACCTTGATCCTTTACCCAATCTTGAACTGGTATGCCTTGCATATCGAAAGGATCAACACCGGCAACATTTGAAATAAAGCGGTTCAGCTTGCTTATTGCGGTTATACGACCCGGCCTAGTTGCCATTGCTTCGATCATTAGTGGAAGAGCTTTGCGAGACCAGCTATAGAATGGCATTGCCCGGCGGAAATAATCTCGTTCAACTGGAGTCAAAGCACCGTAGTTGATATTCCACTTATTAACTCGCTTTGCTGCCGCAGTTGCAGCCTTCATCAAACCAACAGTGTTATTTGGACCGAGATTTACTTTATCGCCTTCTTTCTTGAGGGCATCAAAGAAGTGAGCGTAACGAGCAAACAGTTCTCGGCGCTGAGAGAACTCATTGACTCCCTTGATGATCGGATTCCGACCTTCCATCAATTCTGTGCCGATGAATCCCTTCATCATTCCAGATTTACCGATTAGATCGTAAAGATCATCACCGTTCAGCGTCTGTTGACCAACTCTCAGGCTCAATTGAGAGCGGTCGCCGGAAACCATTTTCAAACCTTGCAAGTAACGGTAAGGATTCGTTACTCCATCAAGGAAATTCATGAACACGTCACCAATAAAGTTGTTAATATGGTGACCAGGACGCATTGAAGTGTTCGCCATCTTCCAATAGCGAGTAACACTGTCAATGTACTTCATGAATTTGGCGACTTCTTCTTCATTTCGGCTACCGAAGCGTCCAATTGCATTGTAGACTCTCGCAACGTCTGGCTGTGCGTAAATACTTATGCCTGGTTTTATAGCAGCAGACTTTGGTGGCTTGATTTTCTCCAACTCATTTTCATGTGCCCAGATATGGTTGTCAGTAGGAATACCGTAGTGTTCGACAACCATTCTTTGAAACGCTTCGTTTGTCATTTGCCGTGTATGATCGGCCGCATGGGCGAGCATGATTCGATCAGCTTCTCGAATAGGCTTTAATCCACGATCTTCCGCTTGTTGCAGAGTTACGCGATCTGCACCAGTAGCACCATCACGAAGTCTTAGCCGCCGTGCAGTTCGAACCTTGTCGATTTCGTTCTTTGAACCACGCTGGTAGTAATGAAATACGTAGTTCTTTACTTCTTGCCCAGGAGTGTACTTCCCTGTATCAGTTACGTGTTCTGCAAATTTTTCAGCATTCGATTGCTGCCAGAATTTTTGAATATCTCCGAGGTCTTTTCCATTCTTGGAAATCTCACCGGAAAGATCACGACCCAATTCAGTTTCATCAGCAATTCGCCGCTTCTCAGCAGTTGTTAGACCCTTGAAAACGTCATTAATTCTTTGCTTCTCTTGTTCTAGAGAATGAACTCCACGTGTCTGTGCCTTGTTCCACAGCGTTTGAGTATCGCCCGGAAGCCAGTAATTCAAATCAAACGCTGAACGTATAGCTTGACCAGCTTCAGTGTTACTGAGAGCCGCCTTACCTTTTCGCACAGCCTGATACGGAGCATTGATGATTGGAAGCTTACCGAGTCCGGTACTCTTACCAAGAAGTCGAACATCAATTATAGGTTGATTTCGACCGTCTATCGCAGCGTTTCGACGAAGAGTCGCAAGCTTTTGATTCGCTTGGTCTGAAAGCATTTGCTTCTCAATAGCAACACGAGCATATGCCTCGGCAGTTGGAACATCCGTTCCACGACTAATCTCTCTCGTCATTATATCATGAGCAAGAGATTGGTACTTCGTCATATTCGTACCAACAGCACCGCCCGCCTGAACTACGTGAGAAATATCATTGACAACTCCCTTTGCTTTCTTAGGAATTGCCAAGCCGATTCCAGTAGTCAGACCCTTCTTTCCAGCGAGTTTTCCTGCCTGCTGTAGAAGACTTCTATCAATATCAATTTGCGATCGAATTCCAATACCGAGAGCATCTTTGACAGCCGGAGCGATTCCAAAAGATATATACGTAGTAGGATCGAGAGCAACTTCTGCGCCAGCGCCCAGTAATGGAGTAACTACTGGAATATCTGGCATTCCCAAATCTTGAAGTATCTGTGAACCGGATACTAAACCTTCATCATGAGCGGCTGCATTCCAACCAGCTTGAAGAGCATCTGTACCAGCTAGAGCAGATTGCCAATCTCCAGCTTTAACGTCGTTGATAATCTTATCCAGCGCTGCACCAGTATAAGCAAATGGCTTGTTCATCCAGTTAAGACCAGTACCAACCACACTCATTAAATCGTGGCCTGATCTTGCAGCTAGGTCAACCCAATCGCCAGGACTAAAAGCATCGAATGGTCCACCGCCTTGATTAGTGCTGGCTTTGTGAACTGCCGCAATTACATCTTTCTGTTGTTGTATCTGCTGTTGAAGAGTGGCAACTTTTAGAGTTGCTTGACCAACTGGAGTTGTAAGATCAAGCGGAGGTGAGGAAGGTTGGGCGCCCGGTTCTGTTGGTGGTTGTGTAGTTGTTGGTCCTGCTGCTTCTCCCGCTCCCACTGGCGGAGCCATTACTTGTTGACGTTCTTCTGGCGATAGCCCCGCTAAAGGATAATCTTCCCGAGTTGTTACTTCTTGACGTTGTGGACCTGTCAATCCCGCTAAAGGGTAAACATCACGTCCAGTAACTTCACGAATTTGATCACTAGTTAATCCTTGTAAACCACCTGCTCCTGGAAATACATCACGCAAAGCAGCTTCATCACGCCAATCAGGAAGCGTTCCGCCGTATTTCTGCGTGAGAGTTCCCTTTGCCCACGAAGTTTTCAAACCCTCAACAAGCGCTTTCCACTGTTCATCTTGTGCTTTCTGCGCAGCTTCAGGATGCGAGATATCGTACTCATGCTGCTTCGCTGCTTTATCCGCAGCATCCTTTGCATCCTTTGTAGCTTTATCAACCGCAGCTTGTTGTTCCCGCATAGTACGATTATAAAGCGTTTCCTGCGCAGTTTTAGCTCTGTTTGCAGCACTCTTAAGTGCTGTGTCCCACGGTGAAACGCCAGTCTTCTTATTCTTCTTAGAAGATTTAGCGGAAAGAACATCGTAGAGAGATTCACCATGCGGACCCATTAAGGAGCGAGATAGCTCTCCAAAATGCTCCATATCCACCATAGACATTAAATAGCCTGCCTTCCACCACCGATTCTAACCGGCTTTTCTACAACCTTCCCAGGTGGATTCCAAGTTATCTGCGGATTGTAAGTGGCAAGTCTTTCTGTCAAACCTTCATTTGGAGTAACGGCTCTCATAATTACATTGGCCGCTTGTTGATCCCCACCAGAAGCAGCTAAAGCTTCTTCCCATGTTGGCGGCCAATGATCTGCACTTGGCGTAGCGCTAGAAGCGCTTGAACCACCCCCACCGGAGCGTCGTCTCCCACCACCCCCTCCAGAGCCTCCAGCAGCCGCACTTTGTGCTGCGGCCAATTGATTCTGAAGTTGCAATTCTGCCAGTTTCAATTGACCTTGATTTGCCAACCACTGAGAATACAATTGATTAGGATCAGCCAAACCCCAATGTTGTGCAGCCATTTGAGCAATCGCAGATTGTGTTTGAGCACCAGTTGTCGCCGCCGAGAGTGCTCGTTGCTGCAAAAGATCGTCTATGATACTTTGTCTCTGACCAAGGACAGCTTGGGAATTTGCTCTGTTGGTTGCATTGATTGCTCCGAGACGAGCAAGCTGATCAGCAAGGACTGAAGTTTGACTACCTGCCCCTGTAGTTTGCCCAAGTCCAATAGAGTTTGCGAAATCTTGGTTCGCGGCCATTCGTCCTTGGCCAAACTGAGACACGTCTCTTCCAGCCTGGTCAAAATATCCACCAATAGTTGATCCAAGATTTGCTGTTCTCTGCTCATAATCCTGTCTTCCTGCGGTCAGAGCTTTCTGCAACTGATCATAATACCCGCCAACATTCTTACTTTCGTTAGTATACAACTGGCCTTCCAGAGTAGGAATAGCCAGAAACGGATTTGGAGTGAATGATTGCCCGGTGCCCTTGACAGCATTTGAAATGTCTTGGATAGACATTGGATTACCATTAGGATCAAGAATTTGAGTTTGACCCTGATATGCTTTGTCGAGGAAACCACCAGGCTTCGAGAATTCATCCCAGGCAGGACCGAGCGCACCTTGAAATTGAGCATTGCTCATTACAGCTTGAACCGGCATTTGCCCAACCTGATCCAAATACGGACCCTGATTGACCGGCAACGGTTTCGACGGCTGCAAAGCCTTTGTCAAACTAGCAATGTAATCAGGAGAACTTGTTGCAGTAGCCATTACGCTGGTGGCCTCCATCCTGGCGGCAAATTCATTCCATTACGTACAGCTTCAGCCACAGCGGCCCAATCAATTGGATTGCCGCTCGCATCAACTGGAGAAAGCGGCGGCAATTGTGCTCCAGACATTTGACCGTAGTAATTTGCTTGCATCTGCTGAAGCTGCTGAAGCAGATTTGCATTCGCTTGATCAACGGCTTGCTGTTGCTGCCGCTGTGCTTGCTGTTGAGCTTGTTGCTGAACCCAATCAGAAACGTTCTTGACGTACGCAGATTCCAGATCACCAAGCTTCGTCTGGTATTCACCTTGAATCCCAACTCGTTGCCCAGCAATACCACGAAGAGCATTCGCTCTGGCACTAGCAAGTCTGTCAAGAATGTCCGAATACCGTTGTCCGAGCAAAGCTCGCTGATCTGTTGTAATTCCGCTGGACAAGATACCTTGGAAAGCAAGTCGATCCATCAACTGCTTCATTGCTAAATCTTGTCCCTGCAACTGACTCGAACGATTCTTCTCATACGCTGTGTTAATATCTCCCTCTTGAAGATTGAGGTTATTCAGCTTCCCCATTTCGCCAGCGTAGAGATTTTGAACACCTGTATCGAATCCTTGATTGTACGGCATTCCAGCCAAATCCGTAGCGCCCGGAACAGATCCGAGCAATCTACGCTGTATTGCTCCCGCATCTGGCATTGGTCCCAATGCAGAATCAGTTGGAGCCGGAGCAGGAGTTTGATTAAGACCAACTACAGGGGCCATCTGCGATCTTTGCGATGCAAAGTCATTTGTAGGCAAAGCTGTCAATCCAGTTTGCCCGGCCATTTGATTCCGTTGCTCTTGGTAGTATTCGGGAGTATTCAGGTTGCCGGTAGGCATTTTCTGCTGCACACCAAACTGCGCAGGATCGTTTCGGCTGATTGTGCTAGCAAGTGCCATCAGAAACCACCCTGTAGTTGCTTCGTAGGTTTGCCAGCCTTACGTACCTTTTGAAGTCGGCGGGCAATTGCTTCCTGAGTAATCTGAGCCGGAGTGAAATTGAATCCGCCCAATTGCTGGCGGGTACCGACACGCGGCGCATTTGAAACTCCCTGATATACCGGCGTTCCTCTAGCAGCTTGGCCCATTGGACCGCGAGAGTCAACTAGTCCCAAAAGCGAAGCAATTAAGCCGCCGGAACTTCCCTGAGCCTGACCTGGTAAACCTCGTGATGGTCCCATTATGTTAGACTCCAAGAACAGTTAAGAGATAAATACACAATAGCATATGCACTATTTGGAGGACTTGAACCAGCAAATGCTCGAAGAAGAATTACACCATCTGCTTGAATATCAAGTCGTGTATATTGATCATTTTGTGGTACATTGTTAGATGCTATAGTTGAAAAAAGTAAATGTTGAGGTGGTCTATAACCTGCTGGAAGTATAGCAACTGTAGTCTCACCGCCAATAGCAGCAGCATGAACTACAAGACCTTCCAATCGTACCGTAGCCCCAAATTCTTCTAGACGATAACGAGCCGTCTGCCAACCGCCGCCATAATTAGTCCAACCAGTTGAAAAAGAAACTGCTTGCCATGCACCAACAGCACTTGCCCATTGCGTATCGTAATCTGTCGCTGATTTTTTAACAAGAGCTTGATTAGTTGCGCCACCAGTTGGAATCGCCGTAGAGGAAGTGGTAAGCCACTGTGTATCGTAATCTGAACCAGATTTTTTGGCAAGGACTTGATTGGTGGCACCGCCTGGAATTATTCCAATTCCTGGATCACCTTTGGTTCCACCAACGGGAAATATCATAACCCAACTAGCACCAGCGGACCAAGCAATAGCAGCAGCTGGTTGACCTTGTACTCGAATTATGTCACCTGCGACACAATCAAATATAGTTTCTACAAGTGACTGGAACCAATAACCAATAGGACTTTGAAGATCAGATTGACTTGCACGAACCGCTTTTACTGTAGAACCATTTGATGCATATTGAATAACTTGGACATTCATAGCATTACCACCAGTAGCATTTGAATATCCAACTAGTGCAGCCGAAGCTCTATATTTACCAGCTTGATTTACTATAATATCTCTAGTGTTAGCTGTAAACGTAAAGCCAACATTTGAACTTGGAGCAGCCCACGTTACATCAGTCCAAGTAGCAGGAGTAGCTGCAAATGTATTAGCTGAACCGTGAAAATAAGCAGGAGTATCCGGTCCAGGACCAGACGCCGCAAAAGTTACTGGCCCAACATCTTCAACAACTATACGCATTGGAGTAGTAGCATCGGCATAACAATAGCACGTACCAGTAGTACAAGCTATATAAACCATGTGAGTTATTGATGCTGCACTAGCTGGAGTTACGATAGTAAAGAAATCAAGACTATCTCCGTAGCCAGCATATGCAATAGTAGTTGAAGTTCCGTCAACAACAGTTCCGCCAGCGAATTCTCTAATCTGACATTGAAATACTGTACTAGCCTGGTTGATAACAGGTAGAAGATCAACACTAGTTTTGTAACGTCGCCCAACTACTGGAGTCCACGTTGCATTCAATCCAATGCTGGTATATGTTCCACCAACGTTACCGCTGTTAGCAGTTAATGTACCCTGGGCAACAACTCCCCAAGCTGAATTCCAGTTACTTGTTAGATAAGGAATCCACTGAGTTCCATCACTCAAATAGAGTTGTTTCAAACCTGTGTGGAAATACGTATCACCCGCCAAACCAACAGCCGGTGCAGCAGCATAAGGAGCCGCATTCGTAATTCCGTAGCTACGCATTAGCCAACTACCACCACACGATAACCAGCACCGAGAGCGGGATTGAAACGAATAGTAGCCGTATTAACAGTCGTTGCATCCCAATCTACTTCAACAGCAGTATACGGCGAGTTTCCGTTCAAAACAGTCAACATAATATCTCGGGTATTCAAGTTGTGAGTCACTACTTCAGGACTTGTTGTTCCAGTCAACGGAGCAGAGTATGACCACGCATATTTGTTATCTGCATATGCAACAGTTGCGATGACTGCTGTATTAACGTGAAGTTCGTCAGCATTGACGATGAGACTTGTATCACCAGCAATGACATTAAGTGTATTGCCGGCCTGAGTCATACCAGCACCAGCAACAATTGTGCCGACGCCAGCGAATTGAACCCACGTTGTCGAAGTAGTGCCTATTGTAATAGGCGCATCAGTTGTGCAGACCCATGAAGTATCAGCAAGTGTTGCACCTTCTGATACATATACTGAAGCGTTAACAAGTTCAGCACCAGTATCCGCATCAGCAGCACGAGTCCAAGCACCAGAAGCAGCAATGTAAATACCGTTTTGAGAAGCTGTTGTTTGATTCTTTAGAAGAAATCTGTCACCAGCAACAAGAGTGACACCGTCAACAGTAAGTAAACCAGTCAGAGCAACGTAGTTGGCAACACTTGCCAAACGAACTGTTTGTTTCCATGAAAGTCCTTGAACCATGTTATCAACATAGTTCTTACTTGCAGCATCCTGAATACCAGTCGGGTAATTCAGATTGGTAATTTTATTAAAGTTGAGGTTAATATCAGCCGTCGGAGCAGCCAGCGCAGACAATGGAATGGTTGAATGGGCTGCTGCATCGTGAACTGGATTACCGTGTCCGTGGTCTGAACGAGCCGCAGTAGTTGCTACACCATCAGTCTTTGTTGCACCAAATGTCTGCTCTTGAAGAATCGTACCGAACGAAACTGCACCGCCTTGAGCAGATTGCCATACTGTACCGTCATACCATTTGAGAATATTGTTCGTTGAATCAAACCATAGCTGGCCCTTTACGGGCGAAGCTGGCGGTGAACCAGAACCAAGATTCTGAACAACTGCTTGCCGCAGTTCATTCTTTTGAAGATCAACCGCTGCATAAAATACAGGCATTGTTCAGACCTAACTCAAGTAAGCTTCTCCGGCGACCGAGGCTGAAAAGAACAATTGAATTTCTGCGGCTGAGGCGTATTGCACATCTGGAAATATTTCTCGTCCAGTGGAATCCACAACAGTAATGTTTGGATAAAACGATAGACCGTGAAATATGTCCCAGAACGTAGCAGGAGATGATTGAACAAACCGATAAGTTCCACCGCCACCAGTTCCAGGTGTACCTGGCGGTCCTTGTGGTCCAGTATCTCCTTTCAATCCTTGTGGACCTTGTGAACCCGTAGCTCCTGTATCTCCTTTATCTCCCTTCGCACCCGTTATTGAAATAATTGAAATCCACGAACGAGTATCAAACGTTAAAGTTGGAGTATTGACATAGACCTGTGTTTCAATTTCATCACCAACCGCCATATCAAATATACCACTACCCCGAACTCCATCCCACCAGTTAGCTAGAGTACCAATATTTACTGATTCGTATTGTCGTATTACCGTGCTACCGCCACGTACTTGAACAAGATAGCATCCTGCATACGAAGAAGAAGCAGAACTTTGACCGCTTAGATGAATCTCAACGAAATACTTTCCAGCTACATCACACATTACTCTCTGAGCAGATGATACGTGGAAACCATTGGCTTGAACAAGCGTAATTCCACCATTCATAACCTCAACGCCAGTAGTAGTAATAGCTTTACTACCAAACTGACCCTGGAAGAATCCGCCGCTCGGAATCCCTGCATGAACGTGATCTTCTCTTGCAGGAGTATCCGAAATTCCTGGAAACGCTGTAGCACCTATTGGTTGCGGATCAACCGAAGGATGGAATGACAAACCAAAACGATGCCGTTCCGGCAAGTCATGATGATAGTAATCCAGGACTTCGCCAAGAGGATTATGAATAGTTTCAAGGTCTACAATTGGATTCTTCTGATTGTTATTCTCACTCATTTGAAATCCAATTTCGATACGTCGGCAAATCAGCAAGAATCACATCGACCAAACCTATTCCCTCTGAATTCATGTATTCCTTTAGAGGGCCATTAACTACAGGGTCGACGGGGAGGTTCTCTCGCAGATAGATTTCTATCTGTCGATATTGCTCTTCCTGCGTATCGTATTTCTTCAGTTCGTCTTCTACATCAGCCCGAGTTATCATGTATCCGCCGCAACAAGAGACTTAAGCATAATGACAAAGTTCATCGTGAGAATACGCATTGGAGCCGTTGTAACCTCGTCAATAGCAATGTCTAACTGACGGAAATACCCCGGCCCTTCAATTCTGTACACTTTTGGATCTTTGACAACAACTAGTCCAGCCGGTACGCGAACGTTGTCAATCTGGTTATCTATACCATACGTCACCTTTGGAATGGCGCCGATAGTTGAATCCAGTTCTGGAAGAAAGACCTTACAGCGTTTCAAATCAAAGGTGTCACCGAAATCCATGATCTTTGTTTTGAGATGGGAATTGAATGCAAATCCTTTATCCGTTGGATTTGTGTCATCCAAAATAAAGATCGACGTCGTATCGGTTGGTTCCACATTCCAACTATCAACTATCTGCAACGTTGGCGGCAGCGTTGTCAATCCACCTGAATTGTACCAGTTGAAGATGGATAACGGACGCCAGGCTTTCACGCCGGGGGCGACCTGCATTTCAGACCAGGCGTCCGCATCCAAACTGTACCAGAGGTAGGCGCAGGGAATAACCCCGCTAACCTGCGGCAGAGAATATTGTCGATAACAAACGAAAAGTCTTCGGTTGCTAAGCGACAATGCGCTATTTACATCTCTGTAAGGTTGCGGACTCTGCTTGAAATATCTACGAACACGGTTTGTAAGTTCTTTGAAGATAGCCCCATCAGAACGCCAAACCCCATCCCAAGAAAGCATATAGATTAGCCCCTGAAATGTAAGTACAGCATTCTCTGAGATGGCACCGCGTTCGGTATTCAAGATTCTTAGTTGCCACGAAGCAATGTTTCCAGCAAGAAACAGTTGCCAAACCGTCATTGTTTTGAAAAGCATAAGACGATCTGCAAAAGGCAATGAAGCAACCAAGGAAGATGGATCACCAGTTCTGATCTTAATAACAGAACTGACTCCCCAAGTATCAACGCCAGCCGGGCCAGGATCAGAGTAATATAAGTTACTTGATGTGCCACCATCACAAACCCAGAGCCTGTCTTTGAATGCAACGATGTGACTACCGGCTGGCGAACCTGAGACAGTTGTGAGTGTTGAGCCATTCCATTTGGCAACACCAGTACTGTCTACGAGATAGAGAACGTTGTTGTACTGAACAGCGTACCGAAATGCACGAGTAGCTGAAACGGTTGTAGACCAAGTGACGCCGCCGTCTGTACTTGCAAGCGTACGTTGATTTATACCGTCATTGAAATTCGCTACCAGTTGCGGTGAACCGCCAGTATCGTAGATTGCAAGAACCTTTGAAGCGCCAACACCTGTTTGTGGACTCCAAGATCGAAAACCAGGGCGCTTGACAAGAGTTCTTGCAACCGTAACATTGAAATTTACCAGTTCGGTAAACTCCGTATCACGGACCAAATCTGGATCAAGTTCATTATTGAGTCCTGCAAAACGGGAGATACTTTCTCTCCGCTCATACCGCCGCAGGCGTCGGGGGCCAGTTACGTTTACCATGTGTAATCCCAAGGATCAGGACGTACAGCCACATACGAATTGCTTGATGGATCGAATACAATTTCCGCCGATTCTGCCATGCGTTGTGAATGGGCCGCTTGAAGGGCATTGCGTTCGTCGTAGTCTTCGTTCAACTCTCTTGCTTTCATCATGCAGTAGTTTACAACATCTTCATGCATGTGAAGCGGAATGCCCAACTGATCGTTTCCATCATTCACAATAGGAGCAAGCTTCGGATAGTACAATTTCAGTACCTGCGACTGCGCCTGATTAGGGTCGGGATACAAATGAATCGTCTCACCCCATTTATACCAGAAAGGCTTTGAGTTGCCAGTAGTATGAACTGGATCACTCAACGCATACATATCGAGTTGATCCAGAGTTGTTTGCTGGATCACTTCTCCCTGGTATTCGACACGAGCAGCCCGAATGAAATCGGGCGGTAATTCGTAATCATTGTCACCAGGAACAGTATCCCAAATCTTTGTACCCTGTAGTACTTCAGTTCTGCGGCAGATATCATTTTGCGCAGCATTGACCCAGTCGATGATATCCGTTATACGAATCTGCGATTCATTCTCGTCACCGAATGAACGTTGAACTCTACGAATAACATCATCTACGTTCACGTTTCACCACCCCATAGTCGTCCTGAAGTGTAACTTTCTCACCTTCAGTATTATGGAAGGTATACGTAGTTCCAGCCCGAATAGCGTGTTCCGCTATATCACGAGCTTCTTCTAGTCGTTCTGCGAAGCGCTGTCGTTCTCCGGCTCGTAGATGATCGTTATTCGCGTCGATCCGCTCAAGAATTGAACCACGCAACGTGTCAGCGTTATAGATTCTTTCGTAGATTCTTCCATCGAGTTGCCAGGTTGTAAAGACGACTCGATCAAATCCATCAGCGCAATGCTCAATGATTCGATAGGGGGCATCAGTAATTTCTTCAAACCTTCCTGGATCGAGGAATTGAACATCAAGCACAGGCCATCGTCTACGAATTTCTTCAACTACACCAAGGACGTCTTTCTCCACCCTTACGCCCCTGCCTAAATCGATCAAACGTTGCGCAGTATGCGGATCGGTAGTTCTGCCTGACATTTGATTCCCCGCCCCGTAGCCGGCCATTCCCGACGTAACTACAGGGCGGGAGAATTCACCGGGTCAATTAAGACTCAGTGAGGTTGTCGAGGCAGGCATTCGCATTTCGCTGCGTAATACCGACCTGCCAATACTTACGCATCAGCGCCTGCCACGAGTCGTAATCGACGACCCACTTCAGAATCGAATTGTCGTCGTCAGCCCACGCCCAATCCTTCGAGCGATAAACCTTCCACTTCGATTCGTCGAGCATATACATGATGGAGACGGGTGCATCCACATCTTCGACAACTGGGATTTCTGTCCCATAGTTGAACGGAAGACCCTGGAAACCACCAGGATAGCTCTTTGTGTCAGTGAAACGACGCTGCTGAGTAAGCAGGTTGAAATACGAACGCCGCACACCGAGACTGGTGAGAATAACTGAAACCTTTCCACCATTTCGCCGTACAGCATCGCACGTCTTGATCATCAGGGCTTCGGAAAGCGGGCGGTTTGTTCCCGGCCGGTCAACTACCGCAGCCCAAAGCGGCTGAGTTGCAGGATCGACGCCATGAATTGCACCCGTCGAATCTACAATCGAACCGATTCCCTCTGGTTCCTGCAAACGGTTACCCATTCGATAAACCGCATGGCCTGTAGTTGTTGGGCCAAACGAAGTCGAGAAAGTAACCGTGTTGGTTGCATAGTTGATCGCTGTAATTGTCGTCGGCGCACCAACTGTTGACTGAACACCGCCGGTTGCTGAACCGGAAGCCGCAACAAGAACATCAACAGCTTCACCAAGCTGAAGGTTCTGGGCGTTGTCAACCGTATGCGCTGTTGCGGTTGCCGTGTCGGTAATGAAGCAGATCGCTCCGTTTCCCTGACGGTTCCCGTAAGCAATACGGTTTGAGTCCTTCGCAAGATCGTCCTTGAGTCGATTCATTTCCTCATCAAGAGCCGAAGCGAAAGCCTGGAAATTTGTATCTGCCAACTGCATTGTCGGCCCAGAGAGTCGAATACGGCCGTAACCGTACTTCAGACGAACTTGGACCGCTGCGTACGCCTGGTTACCGGGATTGGAAAGCTGAGTTTCCTCTGCACGGTACGAGATACCAGTATTGCGCTGGACACGAATTGGGAAAGTGACATACTTTCCACCAACCGTCTCCACAATGCCGTCAGAGGATTTCTCGATCCTCTTCAGCGCATTGTATTCCTCGTTGAGTTGGTCCTGAATTCGACCCTCGTAAATCTCCTTCAGGATGGCATTCACGGTTGTGAGAGTTGCACCCATCTATTGTCCTTGTTCTTTGGCGAGTCGGAGCATTTCTGAAACTACATTTCGTGTGTCCTGACCGGACGCTTTAGCAGGATTGAAAGTACCCTGCTGCCCAACTGCACCACCGCCGGACAAAACTGTAAATGCCTGGCGTTGCGAATTGCCTCCACCATACTTACTCTGGAATTCAGCTACGGCTTGAACACCGTCCATTCCAGTGGACATTTTCGCGAGGACGTAATCCTCATCGAAATTTCCATATTGAGCGGAGAGCCAATTCATATAACGATCTAGTTCAGCATCTTCAGCAGCTTCCTGATTCTGAGTGTTCATTCCGATCACTCGCTCAGCTAAAGCTTGAAGAAGCTGTCCCTGCTGATCCATTTGCTTTAGTCTTTCGACCGCAGCGGGAGGAAGATCACCCCATTCATCTGTGGGACCAACTTCGGGAGCAGGAGTCCCGAAATGCTCGTGGAGTGTCTTATAAACAGCCTGCGGATTATCCCGCAAGTATTCATAGACAGACTTCCATTGAGCTAGGTCTTGATAAGAACCTAGTTCAGTGTACGGTTGGAAACGAGCATAAATGTCATCGAAGCGACGCGTTACTCCTGCGTCCCAATCTTTGACATACCGGCCAACGACTTCTCTATCAGCTTCCGGTACTCTAGCTAGAAAATCGTTGGCAAGCCCTTGTTCACCACTCTGTGGTGTTTGCTGCGGTTGGGTTCCACTTGGCGCAAAGTCATAACTTGGCGGAAGTGGCTGACCCCCTTGATCTGACATTTATTCTCCTTACGGTCCAAGCACTCGCATTGCGTAGACCATATCGTTAAAACTCATGGTATTGAGAACTGCGGTTGTGTAATACGCACTTAGCGCAGCCAACCGTGTTCTCATTGCTGAAACGTTATTGAAGTTGTTCGAGTTGTAACCGGCGATTACTTCATCACCGCCATTAATATTTGACGGGCCAGTTACAGCCGCCTGCGATTCTTTCGCTATGTTCGCCTCGTTTCCGATTTGAACCCATCCACCAAGTGTACTCATTGCGGCCCTCCGGGCGGTAATTGAGGCGGTGCAGCAGGTCTGCCCATTTGCGCCGGCATTGGTTGTGCCTGCTGCATCGCCTGCATCTGCTGAGTTTGGTATCTCTGCTTGTGTTGCATCAAGTGTTCAAGCAATACTTGTTTCGCACCATCATCCGCCAATTCATATTGCTGCGTTTTCATATACGCTTCGTGACCAGCAATGTGCGCCACATCATTATCCCATTCATTTACAGGGAATGGTTGCGGCGGCATTTGTTGCGGCTGCATCATGCCGGTTGTTGGATCAGGTACCAAACTAAGCCCAGGTTGAGCTTCCATCATCTTGTCGTTCTCACGTTGTACCTGACGATCATCAGCCAGAGATTCGTCGTACATACGATCAGTTTCAACAAGATGCATGAATTTCAAAACTTGTTGCGGAGTTATCCATCCTCGCGTTCCAAGCTCGACAAGCATTGCTTGGCGGGCGGCACGACTTCTAGGAGCCGACGAGCCAGCTTCGACTGTGTAATCGACGTTTCCGTTAATCGATTCACTTGTGAACTCTTCGACTTCGTAGGTTTGATTGACACCGAGAATACGAACAACACGCGGTTGATCCCAATTTTCATGGACGTGGAAAAGAACATGCCGCCCTATCTTTTCTGTCGCCTCTTCAATGCTCGCTGTAGAGCTTGAGAGTTTTGAATCGTTCTCTTCCTGGAGATATGCAATTGCTGAAGCCGCTGTAACGCCCGGCGGCGTGCGGCCCTTCGCGATCTCATATTGTCCCGAAATATCATCTATGTCTTTCTGGACGCGGTCGATTTCCTGAATGACGTAAGTAGGCAGAGATTGGAGAGGGAGAGGTTCTGGCTTTTGAAAACCCGGCTGGTATTGAATAATGAGGCCAGGCTCGGATGTAATCTTACGAGCATCAATTGATCCTCGAACCGCAACAAGTTGAGGCTTCGACATACGATTTTTAGCCTCAATGATCTGGGATCGAGTCCGGTTGTATTCCCTTTGTAGAGGAATGATATCAACCAGAGTCGAATCGCCCCAGAATCTTCCCGACTGAATATGATCCATCTTTGCGAACGGATATTCGTTGTGGGAATACGGCCAGCCTTGAACTTCCTGGAGAAACTGACTATTCGCATATGTCAGTACTCCACCCTCTGGATATTTACGACAGGGTTTAATCCACATCTCCTTGACCATTATGTATTGATCAGGAGTCTGTTGAGATACACCGATTGCATTCAGGAACCGCTGTTCCAGCAAGCTGGCAGACACATTTGTGTCTGGTGCAACATCTACACCGAACGAATCTTTAACCCAATCACGAGATTTCGCCATAGCATGGATTACTACAGGCTGCAACTCAAGTTCTTCTTCTTGAGGTTCCAAGACATAGATATGGAACGCATTCACCGGCTCGATTACAATACACCCGGGAACTCCAGATGGGTCTGGTTTATCCTGGTTGTACGAATCCTTGATGAAAGCTGTACCTAGAAGCGCCATCCAGAAAACTCCACGTCGGAGAATTCTGTTGTAGCGCAATTCATCCATCTCGTACTCAGCAATCATTTGCGCAGCACGAGCAGCCTGCAAATCATCGTCGTCCGAACCTCTCGGCCGGACATATGCTTGCGGCTCTTCTTTCGTCAGCTTAGAAACTTCGTTACGAATAAGTGGTCTACACTTATTGGATACGAGCCGGACACGCCAAGTTGGAGCGGCCGGTTCGTATAGCCGAGCAACGTTTTGATTGGAAGGTGTTAACCATGTGACGTACTGCCGGCCAAAATAAAACGCGAGATTCATGTACCATTGGCGCTCAAAAGGTTCGCGCATTCGCTTTGCGCGGGCGAAAAGTCCTTCAGCCCACGCAACAGTTTGGGCGAGTTCAGCTTTACCTGCTGCGGTTTTAGCTAGTTGTTGGTCACCATCTGGCCCGTTAGGGTAGATCGAGGCCAAGCTCGCTTCTGTCGTACTCATCCAAACCCGTTTCTACAAGAGTCTCGCCTAAGGGATAATTCATCCCAAGCATTTCTGCGTACTTCCTCATCTCGTTTTCATCCGACAGTCCTATTCCTTCACCATCCTGTTCTAGTATCCGGTTGGACTGCGACGAAGTCAAGACCTGGAAATGCTCCCACTTTATCGTCATCAGACGATTTAGCAAGTCGTTCACCTGCTGGCTCTTTGCTAACTCCGATTTCTGGCTCTGGCTGATCAAGGTTTTTGTGAGCCAGAAAATCAGCAAGCTCGCTTGAATCGTGACCAGAAAGAGAAGCAATAGTGGCCAAAGCGGATTCATATCGTCTCGCTCTTTCTAGAAGGATTTCTCCAAGATGTTCGAGTTCTTCGATTCTCTCTTCGTGAGCATGAACATCTCCACACCGGAAGAGAAATGCCATTGTTCCACAGCAGAAATTACAGAAGTAGATGTTACCCCAAAACTCTGCTTGTTTTTCTATATCGAGAAACCAAGGCCGATCCGAATCCGAACCGCCACAAATAAGACATACTCCTGGCACAAATTGTGCGTTAGTAACTACCTTCATTTCGTTGTCTTAGCTGCCGCCTTGGCCGGTTCTGTATCAGCAGGAGCCGGAACAGGCTCCTCGGTAGGAGTCGGAGCAGGTTCCTCATCTGTGGGAACTTCCAGTGGAGCCGATTCGAAATTCTCGACGCCAGTGAATCGAACCATCAGATTCGTGTCGTGGTCGGAAAGAGGATAGACCTGCGATCCGTGGAAACCGGAGATAGCAACTGTAGCTCCCGGCGTCGGGTCCATTTCGAAAGCAGCAACAACCTCTTCCTCGGGTGAGATTACTTCGAGGCGCATTACCAATCTTCTCCCAAAAAGAAATCTGGCTCGGTTGTGTCCTTCTCTTGAATTCGCATTAACTCTATGTCGTAATCGGCCTCCTTCTTCCGGCTGACCGTTGCCGTCAACATATCTGGAACCGGAGTTGGTTCCATGACTTTACCTTCCATCATCGGACGACTGGCAACACCGTAACGAAGCGCATCCATACAATGGTCGTCCTTCTTGTGAGGTTCCTCCTTTGGATTCTTATCGTCACGAGTTCTTGCTGTAGCCCATGTTGCCCAGCGGTATTTAGCAAACTCTTTGATTGTCAACTCACAATTACGAGTGACAAAGAGAAGTTTTTGCCTTAACCTTTGCGCGACAAGATTAATGCCAGCCTCAACGTCATTATTTCCAGGAGCAATATTAATCCCGTTATTGGCATATTCGATATGAACGCTTGTCCCAGTGATTGGATCGCTGTTAACAATAGAAGGATCACCCACAGAATAAGCAGGGAGTATACCAAGATCACGCTGTTTAATGTGTACGAGTCTTGCGATATCACTAACGACCAAATGATCGACGTAGATTTCATCGTAGATTAGTATCCTTCCGTCAGTATCGGCGCAGCCGAAAAGCCATGCGGTTGGATTATTAAAACCGTGATCCATCATTCTGAAGTGCGTCCATTCCTTCTGCATATTCGGCCAATATACCGAATTAACTACAGGGGGCAGGACAGCCTCCATTGA